TTTTATTATTAAGTAATTTTACATAATAACTAGAACCATTGACCAAAGAAAGGTTCTGATCAAAATTTCCACCCTCATATGTACCAATTCCTAGAGGATCATTACCGTTTGAATTGTATACAACTTGTTGTCCATTTTTAAAGTTATGATTCGTTAAGAAAGATATCGTCTCAAAATCAACGTCAACACCACCAGAATCATCTAAAGTTCTAGCATCAAAACTGACTTCTCTGTATCTTTTTTCTATAATTGGTTCTAAAACACATCCAAATCCATTTCCACCACTAATTGTGGCAGAAATTACCTTTTCAATGTCAAAATCTTGAGAATCAACAAAAACATTCTTGACATTTCCACTAACGACTGGTTGTACTAATGCAGTCACACCACCACCAACTGGACCAGATATTGTGACCGTTGGTGGATTTAAAACATCATAGTTTGTTCCCTGATTCAGTAATTTAATTTTTTCAATTGGTCCATAATAAACTCTATCTTCAGTTTTATAATTTAAAATATCAACACCATTTACAAGAACCCCAACTTTACCAGGTTGAGTCTTTTCATTAGTACCATTAATGATATTATTATTTGCAAGTAATTTTACTAGATTTTTTTGTGGTTTTAAAAGTAACTCTTTTTGACTTGCTAAAATAAAGCTATGAGTTCCACCAGATCCCGCTGGAAGTTCATAAAATTGTACATAGTCACCAACTTCAATAAAGGATCTAGATTGATATAGAGTAATTTTATTTGCATTTAAACTATCTACTTTTACATAATAAGAAGCTCCAGGAGTTAATCCTTCCAAATAAAGATTTTCTGGGACATAAATTACTTCATCACCTGTTTGGAATGGAACAGTGTCGGGGAAAGATAAAATATGATAAAGTAAAGTTTCAATATCCAATCCTTGTAAAGATGTTCCACCTTCACCATTTGTAAGAGTTGCTTTAACTAATTCTGTTGCAATCTCATATGATGGTAGAGAGTTTGATGCAACATAAAAATATTCTCTCTTGTCATCAAGATAAACGTTTTGTATATCAGATGTGATTACATTATTTCCATATTGTATCTGAACTGCAGACCCTGACGATTTTGCCTTCTTTACTTTTCTTCTCAAATCATAAGATAGAGATGGATTTGCAACAAAACCAATAATATTATTCAGTGTAACTTGATTACTAGAAAGATTAATATTAGAAACAATCGCGTCAGTGGCAACAACGTTATTTGAAGACCTACGAACAATGTCAACTAAATCACCTTCTTTTAAACTTGATTTATCAATAGAACTTGTAAGAGTAAAAGAAGCACCATTAATAGATGATATTTCATATCTAGTGCTGGTGTTATAGATCCAAGAATTTGCAAAAATTTCCTCAAATGTTTTATTTTGAGAAGGATTTTTAATTGATATACCTACATTTTTAACCGCAATACTCTCACCTTCATTTATTTGTTGAGTATCTGATAAAGCAACAAAATCTGATAAAACTCCAGTTATTCTAATCTCGCATACATTTGAGATGTCTGCATTTTCATATCCAAAATAGACATCATCTGATCTAATATCATCTGTACTAGATATCTCAAAATCAATTCCAGAACAACCTAAAAATTGGTTAATGGTTTTTTCAGTATATGTAATATTGTTTTTTCCAGAAATAATAACTCCAGACTCAGCAAATCCAACAGTAGAATCTACAGTTATGACTGAAGATCCAACAGGAACATTTCCAATGACTTTTGTTTTTGGTGTTACTACAAAAGTACCCTGAATAGAATCTACATCACTAAATCCCAAAAACAGATCTAATCTATAAAATGTATCTACGCCTCTTGTAATAAGTTCTACGTTTGAAATCGATGCCTTAGTCTGGAGATCAGTTTTCTTATAAAGAGTTTGTCCAATTAGTTTTGATGGATCTCCACTAATTGCTTCGCATATTATAATTTCTCTTCTTAGGTATTGTGCAGAAGATGGACGCAGAAGCAACCCATCTAGATTAATTATTTTTGGCGTTTCTCCAAAAAGAACATTAAAAAGAATTCTAAAAGATTCTTCTGTTCCCTTTGCTTGATAAAAAGTTCTTGCTTCTTTTATAAAGTTACTAACATCCAGTTCAGTAACAAAATCAACGTCTTCTAAACCTGGAGTTAGAGTAGTTTTTAACTTTTTATAAAATTCTTTTAAGAAACAAATACTTAGGTTAGTTACTCTGGATTGTGAGTTATGTGCAGCTGCAGAAGAAGTAGAAAAAACTAATTCTTCTTTATCTAAAGAAGAAGTACAACTTGTTATTCCAGAAAAACCACGAATACAACCAACAAAACTATTTGCAGTTACTTCAGAATATGTAATGATTTCACTATCAATCTGGAGTAATCCATTCTTTGGTGGGAATCCTTTCGTACTCTCAACAAATATTTCTGTATCATTTATGGTTACACCTGAAGTCAATGTCGTATATCCCGACATTGCTTCTGGAGATAGATTATCTAATCTTAGATATAAATCTAAATTTTCTGCAATATCAGATGGTCCACCAGGAAAATCCTGAGAGAGGTAATACTGTTTAAAAAAATCAACAGTTTTTGGACTTTCTGTAAGTAAAAACTCTGGAAGTTGACTTTCGATTATTTGACCGACTTTAACTCTCGCATCAAACCCAGTTGTAATCATATATTATCTCCTCGTTAATTCTCCGTTTGAATAGCTTGATGTAACTTTAAATCCAACTCCTGATATCTGCTCACCTGAAGATATTGTGTCTCTAACGATATTTATCTTACTATTTGCAACGTCTAATGATAGATACAGATCTTTTAGACCAACAACATCATTAGATTCTGGATATGCTTGCACTTCAATGACATTATTATTTTTGATGGTCGATGTAATCTGAATCGGACCTAAAAATACTTCACCAGTTACATAATTTATGGATCCTACATTACTATTAACAACTCTATATTTCGTTGATCCTTCATCTAAGGTTACAACAGAAACAATACCACTAGTCAAATCGGAATTTGGTATATCTGTAAAATAACAAACATTAGACTCACCAAAAATAGTAAATCCAGTGCTCTTAAGATTTAATCCAGATGGGTTAACATGGAATTGGTTTCCAAAGCATAATTCATATTGAGCAAATCTATTAAGTTGTGCATTTAAATTTCTTCTAACAATAACTTTTGTAATGTTAGAAGTTATAGCAGAATCTGAATTATCAATTAGTTGTAAAATCTTACTATACTTAAATCTTCCACCAAACTTATTCATATCAACAGATTTCGAATAAGAATTAATTACGTTATAGACTGTAGACTTAAGATTTTCTATATTAGTTATCTGTGAAGAATTATAGTAAACATTAGTATCAAGTTCGACATAAAGAACTTTAAGATCGATAAGTTCTTGTTTAATTCCCACTAAAGAATAATTTTTTAATTTACTTAAAATAAGTTGCTTATCAAAGTCAGAAACAAAATCTCCATTTTTTGGTTTAATGCTAATCAAAACCTTACCAAATTGTGGTGGATTTAATTCTTCACCACCAACAACAGATACGGATTCTGTATTTGGATATATTGATTGTATAATTGACTCATAATCCCTACCTGTAACCGCCCTGTACTGCGATGAATACAGTCTAGGTGCAAAATACTTCACAGAATCAATAGACTCGATCTCACCGCCTCCTTGTGCATTTCTAACTGTTGTAACTGAAATGCTTCCAGTAGGAATAACTAACTCACCAACTGATCCACGAACAGTTCCTGCATAATCAAATGTACCTGGTCCATTACCATCTTCACCATCTGTGATTATGTAAGTAGCTGTAATAACTGCTCCATTCTCTAATTTTTTACCAAATATTCCATCACCGAATAATAATTCATATTTTTCATCTTTGATCTCTTGTAACAAGTAAGTCTCAGAATCTGCTTTAACATTCAAAATATTACTTACCTGTGCATATTCTTTACCTTCTCCAGTATCAGAGGCACCTTTAACTTTTACTATAATTGTTGAGGTATCGATAAAGGAATTGTCTAGAAAAAATCTTTGATCTAAAGAACCATTTACTACAAATTGCTTTTTAAGGAACGTTCCTTGATAGACTTCAATAGGGGCACTTTCCGTTCCAAATGTAGCAACACCATTGACAATACTTGTAGTGATTGTCTCAGGAATTGAGAAAATATAAGAACTATCGCTTACATTTCCAACACAAACTAATCCTGCATCTAAGGTTAGTGTTGGAGATGCTGAGGATGTTGGAATACTAAAATAAACTTCTGCCTTCGCTGCTGTTCTTGATCTGGGAACATATCCAATATTTCTCGCAAGAGATACGACATTTTCTCTTACAGTTGCCGAATCCAAGAATGCCTCATTTGCCACCATATTGGTGTTAAAGGCAGTGATATAAGTATTGTATGCTAGAGTATCAATTAAAATCGAAAAGTTAGATCCCTCAAAGTCAAAATCCGTGAAGTTTGAGTTTGCACGGAGATAATCCTTGATGGATGCCTTAATTTGATCAAAATCTAGATTTGTGAATTTTGTAAAAGGCATTTTACCTAGTTGCCTCTAATATGAAAGTAAATTGTTGTGCTGGCGTTTCTTGACCAAGAATATCAAAAGCAATATCAACCTCAAAGGTATTTAAATCTGGTTGTGGATTCACCTCAACTACTAAATTAGTAACTCTAGGCTCAAAGTTTTTAATTGATGTAATAATTTGCTCTCGAATTACTGCTGCAGTACCATAATCAACAAATTCAAACAAACTTTGTGTGATTTCTGATCCAAGAGCAGAATTAAAAACTCTCTCAGTTGGAATAGTTTGTACTAAATTTCTAACAGCACGAAGAATAGCAGACTCATTTTTAATGACTGGCAAATCTTTAGTAACAGGATGGGGTTCAAAAGATAAACTAATATCCTTAAACCCCCTTGATACCCTTTGTACAGGCATTTATTATGTAAAAATTTCTAAATTTATTTATGTCTATTTCCAGGAAGAACCGTATGTTGGTTCAGTTCCATATTCCCAATCATCATAATCTTCATCATTACGAATTTGTTCGTGAATTTTACTCTGCTCAGTTAAATTATGTTTTTTAGCAGGAATTTCATCGTGCATAATTTCCTGAATCACTTGCTTCTTATAGTTTTCAGGTAATACAGTATAATCAGTCACGAGTTTGTCTGTACCCCACATTTGGTACATATATTCACGATCTCTGTCAGGATTAGGGTTGGTTGCCATCTGTTTTCTCCAAAAAGGTTAAACAGAACTTTTAGAGGGGTTGCTATCCCTTGGCGCAACGTTATCTGTAAATTTCCCTTATGTTATAGTTAGTTGAATTTAAATGTTTAAGCATTTCGATGGCGATTAAACGTGGATTTCCTTCACCACACGTATAAACATCGATTGCAATGCATCCATTTTCTGGCCAAGTATGGCAAGAAACATGACTTTCCGAGAGTGCAATCACAATTGTGCATCCTTGTGGTATAAAAC